ATAACTCCCGGCCCAAAAGCCCTTGAACTTCAGGCACGTCTAGCTGGACAACCTAGTGGAGGCTTGATTGGTGCATTACAGCCTGCACAGACTCTACTCCCCGGTACTCTTACAGAAGATACGATGAGATTTAGGGCTGACCCTACGCTAGGTATAGCTAGGCCACCCGGAACACCAGCGCCTCCTAGAATGTATACTGACCAACTAACAGGTAAAAGGGTTACTCAAGAAGAAGTTGATGCTTTGGGCGGTATGACAACCCTACAAGCTCCTACAGCCCCTGCTACAGGAGGTTTTGGTGTAGGTATACCAGATGTATCAGGTATCCAGAGACAGGCTCTAGGCGGCGTAGGAGGCTTCCTAACAGGGGCTATGGCTCCTATGGCACAAAGGGAAGCTGATGTCTATGAACGTATTAGGGCTACACAGCGGCCTGAAGAACAGCGTGCACAGCTTGCATTAGAAGAACGTCTAGCTGCACAGGGACGTACAGGTCTACGTACAGCACAGTTTGGTGGTTCTCCTGAGCAACTAGCGTTAGCACAAGCACAGGAAGAAGCTAAGGCTAGGGCATCTCTAGGTGCATTAGGACAAGCACAAGCAGAGCAGTTGCAGCAGATGGGACTTGCTGAAAGTATGTTTGGTCTTGGTGGTAGAGCAGCAGCATTACCTCAAGGACTACAAGCAGGACAGTTAGGCAACATTGGCACTGCTATGGGCTTACAATATCTACCTGAGCAACAACTACTTGCTTCACTGACTCCTGCTATTAGTCTTGCTGATATTGCTGGCACTGGTCAACGACAAGGTGCTGGTTATCTTGCACAAGCAGGTACTACAGGTCTTGAAGCATTAGGTCAAACTGAACTAGCTAGAGCTAACTTACTAAGAGATTTATACTCTGGTTTATTAGCTCAACAAACTAATGCACAGACAGGTGAACGACAAGAAAGTATTGCTGGTGGGTTGTTTGGGGACTTAATCTCAGGCATTGGCGGTATATTTGGAATAGGTAATTAATTATGGCTATCACATTATCACAAGGGCTATTGTCTAGCTTAGGTGCCGCTGGAGGTGCCCAACAAGACGCTAGACAACCTATGGGTTCAGGTTTGTTACAGCCTGCACTGTCTACTAATCCTCTAGTTAACACCCTTGTTAAAAGCATTGGGCAAGCCCGTGGGATGGACATGAGGACTCCTGAAGAAAAGATACTGGCTGCTACAGCAGGCGTAGATAGAACTACTGCTGCTGGTCAACTAGAAGCTATTGAAGCTAGGCTCCAGTTTGAAACAGATCCAGACAAAAGGAATACACTAGGGCAGCAAGCAGTACAGTTGCGTAGACAAATGGCTAGTGATGCTACAGCAAAGGCGACTGCTGAACGTACAGCAAAGGAAGATAGAGACTTAGCTACTCTAAATACTAGGGCTGAACCAATACTTAGGGAAGCAGGATACCTTGAGTTAGCTGACATGGCAGCGTCTGGCTCCTTAACTCAGCCCCAGATTCAACAGAACTTAGGTAACATAAGAAAAGATAAAATTACTTTAGAAAGAAATCAAGGTGATTTATCACAAGCTATTCTTAATACTCCTGAGCTAGAGGGTACTGAGGCATACAAGCAAGCACTGCAAGGCAAGGTGCCTAACATTGCTCCTCGATTTCAACTAGCATATATGGAAGGGTTGAGAGAAGAAGCAGAACAAGATAGGTTTCTTACAACTCTTAAAGCACGTAAAGGTGGACAAAGGATAGCCACAGATCTTGAAGAAGGGCTTACAACTTTTACTGAAGCACAAAAACAAGCAGCAGACTTAGGCAATGTTACTTATGGAGATGTTAAGTTCTATAAAGTAGGCAACGAAATACTACCTACTAGAGAACGTAAGCAACAAGATGGAACTAAAGACGTAGTAACTTGGTCGCCTGTCTTAAATAAATATGTAGAAGTTGACGAGACACGTTTAGAACAAGTGCCGCCAGAGAGACAGCCTAAAACTCCTAGAGTTGTTAGCCCAGTTAGTAAGAATCAAAGGACGGAGGTTCTTAGTGCTTTTGAGTTTGAAGAAAACACAACAGATAAACCGGGACAGCCTTTTTCAAATAAAGAAAAACTTAATGAGTTTGATGATGAGACAAGGAAAAGAGTTCTTAGGGATATAGCTGATAGAGCAGCACAGCTTAAAGCACAAAATCCGGGCACTCCTTTCTCTCAGCATATTCAACCAGCTATAGAAGAAGTAATGAGCAGGATTAAGTTTACAGAAGGCACGTTTGATGACACGGTTGAGTACAGGGCTGCTCCTGTAATAAAAGAATGGACTGCTGAGTAATGGCTGAAACTGCACAAGTTGAAGATATACGCCTACCTAATGGAGCAATCTTTAGGAATGTTCCTGTCGGTACAGGCATGGATGTTATTAAAGCTAAAGCCATAGCTGATGGACTAGCTACTGAACAGGATTTTCTACAGGCTAAAGAACAAGAGAGTAAAGAAACTCTCAAAGGCATGGGAGTACCTGAGCCTACTGTACTTGGGGAGCTTGAGCTAGGCTTTGATGCAGAGTCCTCAGACATAGAGGATTGGGCTTTAGTAGCTGAAGCAAACCTAAGTGATATTATGTATCGTTTGGGAATGGAAGACGGCGTGCCTCACATCTATAGTCCTAAAGATGAGTACGGAGAAGACTTCCTGCTTATGTCTGTGCCTGAGAAGAAAGCATTTCTACAGGATCAGAGAGCCGCTGAAGTTAGAGGTGAGCATGCTAAGACCATGTTCCAACAGTACGTACATGGAGAGAGTGGAGTGCTTATGGGGACTGGTGGCTTTGGTAAAGAGTTGTTTACTCCTACTACTGCTATTCCCTTTGGCGGCCCAGCATTGTCAGTTTTACTTAAAGGCGCTGCTATAGGTGGTCAAGCTGCTTTAGCAGAACAGCTAGCAGAAAACAGATGGGATCCAGTAGAGCTAGGAACCAGAGCAGCCTTAACTGGGGTAGGAGCCGCTGCAATATCTAAGATTCCAGCAGCATACAGCGCTGTTAAAAATAAATCTAGGCAGCTATCCGCTAAGGTATCAAGGAAACCAGAGCCTCTTGATACTTCAGCAGCCACAGCTAATCAAACAATAGCTAGAGTAGAGGACGAGTACGCTAGGCTACGTATCAATGAGGGCATAGATGATCCTAGACAGATACACGACCAAGCACTTAAGAATCTTAACCTAACGAATGAAGAGCTTATTCCAATCAACATGGAAGCTACTTCAAAGTTAGCTATGCCATCTAAAGAAACTGCTTCTCAAATGATATTCAGGAAAGAGAACCCTGTAGCGGAAGCGTCAAAAGCACAGCAAGGTGTTGACTATGCTTTAGGTAGACTGACAACTAGGATAGGTAATTTATCCAGAGAGGCGAAGCAGAAAGTTAGGCAGATGGAGTTTAACATTCTACAAAGCGTCAAGAAGGATCAGGGAGAGTACGCTCCTTTCTTTAACAGAGGCATGGATGCATCTAAGTCACTGAAGGATAGAACTACTCAAGCAATCAAAAGCATACCTGAGCTACGTAAGCGTAGAGCACTGTTCGCTAAGATGGACAACCACTTAGGCAACGGTAACTGGACTGCTGCTCAGAAAATTATTGATGAACACTTCCCTGAAATGCAGGGTACTCTGGAACCAATGAAGAAGTTTCTTGAGCGTAAGTTTGTAGAAGCTAAAGATGCTGGTATTGACTTAGGACAGATCTCTAATTACTTTCCCCGTGTTGTTAAAGACGTAGAGGGCTTGAGGAAAGCAGCAGGATTTGAACCTGACAGAGGAGTGTTTTATCAAGCTAAGAAAGCTAGGGCAGTAGAAAAGAAACTGTTTGATGGTGCAGGTAAGCCGGATGTTTCTCAGTTAGACGAAGCAGATGTAGCTGTTGTATTAAACAAACTTATCCAAGGTTACACACCTACTGGCTCAGGATTCAAGGCACCTAGAGAAATACCTAAAGTTCCATTAGACTTACAGAAGTACTATGTTACTGGGCCTGAAGCTATTGAGATGTATACCAATAGACTGAATCGTACTATAGAGATGAACAAGTTTTATGGGGGTACAGGAGGCAAGCCTAGCACAGAAGGCACCACCTTTGGTGAGCTTATAGCTAAAGCAGAGAAAGATGAAAGCCTAAGTGAAGGTCAGGTAGATGAGCTTATCAACCTTCTGAATGCTCGTTTTGAGGGTGAGAAGAATGGCATGAGAGGTTGGATGGCTGCTATAAGAGACGCTTCCCATGCAATGACACTAGCTAATCCTGAGTCGGCACTGATTCAGCTGGCTGATGTATCTGCCTCTGCTTTTCAGAATGGTCTAAAAGAAGGAGCTACTTCTGTTCTTAAGATAGGCAGCAAAGACTTAACTGCTGAAGACTTAGGTGTTATCAATAGACTATCAGCGGAGATCACAAACTCAGAAAGTCTTATAGGCAAATACCTACCTAAGCTAATGAAGTATTCTGCGTTTACCGCAGGAGATAGAGTAGGTAAAGATGTCATTATTGATTCTTCCTTAGCTAAGTATCGTAAGATGGCCCAAGGTCAAGCAGGTCAGACAGCCATCAGAAAAGAGTGGACTGAGTTCTTTGGTGATGAAGGGGTAGATCAGTTAATTAGAGACTTAGCAGACGGTAAGATAACTGAAGATATTAAGCTGCTTGCGTTTAATGATCTGGCAGATGTTCAACCTATTACTCCTTCTGAGATGCCTGAAGCATGGCTTAGGCAGAACAACTGGAGAATCTTGTACACCATGAAATCTTTTTACTTGACTCAGTTGGACATGATCCGCAGAGGTATTGTACAAGAGTTTAAGAGAGGGAATAAAAAAGAAGCGTTACGTAATGCTGGTGTGTTTGCATTTATTATTGGCGGCTCTAACATGTCACTGCAAGCAGCCAGAGAAGGTCTCAGGGAGTGGAGTACGGAACCTTTTGAACCCGGCAGTTTAATGGATAAGTTTACTGACAACTTTATGAGTTTAGTCTTCTTGAATAAGTATAACAGAGACAGGTATATAGCTAGAGGAGACGCTCAAGGATACTTAGCTAATCAAATACTACCTCCAGCAGTGGGTAAAATAAGTGATCTTGCTGCTGTTGCAGAGGCGCTGTACAAAGACGAAGGAGACGTAGAAGAAAAAGTTTCTAAACTATCTGCTTCTGTTCCTATAGTTGGGCCGACTATGTATAACTACCTACTTGGCGGCATGGAAAAAAGAAGGGAACAGAGAGAAGAAGACAAGTATAAAGAAGCATATGGACTTTAAGAAAAGGGGGCAGTTGCGCCCCCAAGTCTACTCAAGCTACATTAGAAAACTTAACCTTCCCTACGTCACCACGTAAGTCCAGCCTTCATGTAGGTAGTTGCACGACCTTCAAAGAAGTTCTGATGCTCTACACCTAACACATCGTCAAGCCAGTTTAGTGGGTTGTCCTTCACCTCGTAGTTGGGCTTCAAGCCTAGCTGTAGTAAGCGGCGGTCAGCAATGTACCTGATGTACTCTTGCATCTCAGACTTAGTCAGGCCCGGTATATCACCCTGCTCAAACACCAAGTCCAAGAACCTATCCTCTAGGTCAACCATCTCACGACATGCCTGATAGATCTCAGCCTTGAAGTCATCAGTCCACAGGTCAATGTTCTCCTGCATAAACTCCCTGAATAGCTTTGTCATTGCCTCTACGTGCATGGACTCATCACGTATGCTGTAAGTAATGATCTGCCCCATGCCCTTCATCTTACCAAACCTTGGGAAGTTCAACAGGATGATGAAGCTAGAGAACAACTGTAGACCTTCAGTAAAGCCTGAGTAGATAGCCAGTGCCTTAGCAATGGACTTCTTGTCGCCCTTGGTGACCTTCACAGCATTGATGTACTCATGCTTGTCAGCCATAGCCTCGTACTCTGAGAACGCCTTATACTCCACCTCTGGCATCCCTACGGTGTCCAGTAGTAGGCTGTAGGCATGTTGGTGTATGGACTCCATGTTAGCAAAGCTAGACATCATCATACGTGCTTCAGGCTTCTTGAAGATACGCATGTATCTATCAACGTACCCAGCACCTACGTCTACATCAGACTGTGTAAACAGACGGAAGATCTGAGTCAGGAGGTTCTTCTCTTCATCAGTCATTGTCTGCCAATCTTTAACGTCATTGTGCAGAGGTACATCCTCTGGAAACCAGTGCATCTGGTTCTGTTGTGAGTAGTAGTCAAACATCCAAGGATGGTCAAACGGTTTGTAGTAATCTCTAGTATCTAATAAGCTCAAGCTGCATCTCCCTCTTTGATAAAGACACCATGTGTATTCATGTGTCCCTTCCTGTCTTTAATATCATTGTACGCTACCTTCAGGCATTCCTCAAGGGTCGTATCATTCATAATGGCTAGGTTGTTTAGTACCACCAAGCAGTCCCCAATGTCATCAGTAACATCACGCTCCTTGGCTACGTTGTCCCCTAGCTCACCTACCTCTGACACAAGTTTAGCAAACTGTGCCAAGGGTGTACTGTTGTTGATTATACCACGCTGCATAGACCATACGCTAATCAGGTGTATAAGTTCATCGCTCATCTTTGTTGTTCTCCAAGTGTTCTTCAAGCAGTCTAGTCAAACCTATGTCAAGTAGTAGCTGTACTGCTTTAGAGTCTAAGTCTAGTTCCATGTTAGCAGAGCCATCCTCATTCTCTGTGACTTCCTTAACAACTATCTTAGGCAAGTCATCAATCATCTATCTCATGCCCTGCTGTAATGACTGCATGTTTGAATACCTCCAGTAGGTAGATAGTCTCACGTAAGTCCATAGACGTTGTAGCCTTAGCTGTTAGCTGCTCCTCTGGAGTCCAGCCAATTACCAGCACATGCTCAAAGTCCCCTTTACAATCCTCCAGTACTTCATCAGCAGTAGCTTGTGTAGGCATGAGGTTAATTACGTTACTCATTAAAATGTGTCTCCAATACAATCAGCTTGTCTTCTGCTTCAGCAATCTTAGCAACCAAGGTGTCCATAGTCTCAATCAAGTTACCATGCTCACCTACGCCCACAGGGTTGTCTAGGTAGTTCTGTACCTCTGCCTTGTATACGTCTATCTCAGCGTTGTACAGACGCTTCATGGCACTAATCTTAGGATCTATCACTGTATCCATCCTCCAGTAATTCTTTGTACTTGTTTAGGTACTCTTTGTAACTCAAGGGTGCCTCCTCCTGTTTAATCTTGTTGCTCATGTAGCTAGACCACATCTGCATACAGTAGTTACTAAACAACATGATCTTGTCATCTTGTTCCTTATAGTATACCAGATAGTCATGCCAATTGGTATACTTTTTTAGCTCAGGTATGTAAAACTTAGCTCTGTACGCTGGGTGGTCATCCTTCACAGCTTAGACACTCCCCGTCCTCTAGGTTGATTCTAGGTATCTTGATGTTAACATTCTCTGTATTTCTAGCTGCTGTAGAGCGCAGGTAATACATAGATTTGAGTTTGTTAGCTCCTGTCCAATGTACACTGTTAACATACTCCAGATACTCATCATGTACCTCCTGTGGTGCTGTAGCTGGTGGTGGCTCAAAGAATAAGTTTACTGACTGTGCTTGGCAGACGTACTTCTGTCGCTGGTAGGCATGTTCAATGATCCAGATCTGGTTGAGTTCTGGTGCTGTCTTAAATACTTCCTTCTCTTCTTCCGTGAGTTCCTCCAAGTCTTTAACAGAGCCTTCATCAGCAGCAATATCTTTCCATGTTTTCTCTGTGTTAATACCTTTGGTTTCAAGTAGTTGCTCCAAGTATTTGTTTTTTACTTTGTATGACCCTGTCAGCGTCTTGTGCGTAAATACGTTAGCCCTTGTAGGCTCAATACTAGGGCTTGTTCCACCACATATAATACTAGAACTAGCATTAGGGGCAATAGCAAGCAGATGGGAATTACGCAGGCCACTACGAGCCATGTCAGGAGCCTCCCCACGGTTTCCAGCCAAACGCCGGGAAGCCATCGTAGCTCTGTCTTTGATTGTTTTAAACGCTCTATTGTTAAAGCTGGAGGCGTACATTCCTTCAAAAGGGATTCCATTACGTTGAAGGTAACTATGAAAACCCATCGCTCCAAGACCAACCGCACGTTCTCTATATGCACTATAAGCGGCTTTTGTAAAGCCTGTTTTATCTGGTTCCACATTCTCTAAAAACTCCCGTCTGCTCATGCCAGTCTTGGGATAGCTATGGCTACCACCTGTGGCGTTATCAATGAAGTGTTCAATGGTATTGTCAAGCATTGTAATGAGATCATCAATAAACAGTTCATCGTCCTTCCATTCATCAAAGTACTCTAGGTTGACACTAGACAAACAACACACTGCTGTGCGTGACTCACTGGTCGGTAGGGTAATCTCAGAGCATAGGTTACTCTGGCGTACCTGTAGCCCTAGCTCCTTCTGTTCCTCCGGTAGAGCCTCATTACAGCGGTCTAGGTTAACAATGTAAGGTTCACCTGTCTCTGCTCTGGTGTGCACTAGCTGCCACCACAAGTCCCTAGCGGATACAGTCTTGACTGCCTGCTTAGACTTAGGGTCAATCAAGCGCCACTGGTCATCATTCTTCACAGACTGTAGAAACTCATCAGTGACAGTGATACCATTGTGTAAGTTAAGACACTTACGATTAAGATCACCACCAGTAGTCTTACGCATAGCAATGAACTCCTCCACCTCTGGGTGGCTGATGTCCATGTACGCTGCATAAGATCCTCTACGAGTTACACCTTGGTTGAAGGCCAGCATCTGACTGTCCACTACGTGCATGAAAGGGATGCTACCAGTAGACTGACTGCCGTTAGCAGTAGAAACGCCATTACTTCTAACATCACCCCAATATCCGCCCAAGCCTCCACCTCCACTTGCCAGCCATATGTTCTCATCATAGTGATCAGATAGACCACGCCTTGAGTCAGGAACATAATTGAGAAAGCAGCTAATAGGGAGGCCACGAGTGGTTCCCCCGTTACTAAGTAGAGGAGTGCTAAAACCAAACCAACTCTTGCTTGCGTAGTTGTAAAGTCGCTGTGCAAGATCGTAGTCAGTAGCGCCTTGATACGTTGCACCATAGACGGACGCTCTGGCAAAGGCTTCTTGGGCATGTGTCTCATCTCCCCACAAGTATCTGTCCTTCAGTGTCTCTAGTGAGAAAACACTAAGGTCTTCATCTCTGTCGTAGTCAATCTGGATACCTAGGTAATCCTGTAGTCCTGTCTTATTTATCACCCGGATGCTCCAGCAAATAGTTAATCATTCTTTCTTCGTACCACCTAGCTTTACGTAGGTCTTCAATAGGTTTGCCTTTGTATCTAAACCTCCACATGTACTTCAGGGCATTGCCACGTAGGTAGCCTATGTACTCATCATGTGTAAGCATACCTTTGATAGCATCAATACACTCCATGCCACCATTGTTGTAATGCTCTGGTCGGTTTACTGCGTCGTAGCTCTTAACCATAGCTTCCTCAGAAAATACTGGGTGTTCATTGGGTGCGTTGTCATCGTCATAGATACGGTTCCAAGCCTCAGCTATGCTAGCTTTACTGTTGCGCAGCCTATCCCATTCCTCTGGTGTTGCGTTATCAATACTCATCCCATTCATCTCCATTTGTTTCTTCTTCAAACTGGTGCAGCCTGTTGATAAACTTATCCTCAAACCTGTCCAGCAGTTCTTCAGCGGATATATCTAATGCCTCTAGTATATCATCAGCATCGTACCGCTTCAATACTCTCTCCTTAATCTCATCCATTGTTAGTGACATGATCTACATACTCATCAACTGTGTAAAACTCAAAGCCTTCCTTGTGACACCACTGCCCCATCGTAATCTTAGAGCCCTTCCTGACCTTCTTGTTGGGGTCTGACAGGACAAAGATTAACTTGATGGGCTGGATACTGTCACGTATCGCTGTGTACTTTTGGGTGTCTCCTGCTCTAAAGAAACCCTTAGTCTCAATGTAGTCACCAGTCTTCTTATCTACAAAGTCTGGCTTGTACTTCCTGTGCATCACATAGGGCACATCGTAGGGTTCGTACAGATAGCGTTTCTTAGGTGCTGACTGTGCAAATCGTTTCTCTAGCCCAGACCTGTAGATACTCTGCTTACGTGATCTCTTGGACTTTAGGCTCATTAGCCACCTCCGTTAAGTACCGTGGTCCTGTGGAGTACAGGAAGGTACGTAGCTTAGGATAGCAAGCATGTTTGAAGTGACAGTAGGAGCAGCCCATAGCCAACTTCTTGTTACCAGACTTACCGTCAGGCACCGTGTCATGGCATAGAGGTGGAGGATCTTTCTGCTCAACCATCACCTTAACATGGGCGATGCGCTCCTCTATGTCCTTCTTTAGAACCTCATAGACAGGGGCCTGCTTGTCCTCTAGGTCATACTTCAGGTAGGTTAGGTGACCATTGGCTTTGTCCATAGCAAGCCAGCCTACCTGTGTCTCACCTTCAGACCTAGCATATCCTTTGATCTGATCTATGTACCCAAAGGGATCATCAAATGCAAGTGTAGCATCCTTGAACTTCTTGAATCCATAAGTACTGGCAGACTTAACGTCAGTCACTATACCGTCAATCTTACAGTCCATGCTACCTGAGATACCCTGTACTTCAGCATGCGCCTGTTCATGGGTTACTGTATGGCCTGCTAGTCTAGCAAACAATAGAAGCATCTCCTCAATCAAGTGTCCATACATGAACTTCACAAGGGTATGAGGCTGCATCTTCTCCTTTGGCCCTACATTGTTGTAGTGGTTCCACAGGAACCTGTCGGTCTTACCAATGTTGGACATGCGTAGCTTACGTGCATCAAACCTACCACGTTGGGTAAACTCCTTACGCATCAGATCCTTACATGCCTCGCCAAAGTCATCAATGATCTGCTCTGCGTCCACTGACTTGTCAGGTGACTTGAACTTCACAAGATCGTAGATGTCATCTATTAGTGTGTTAGTTGTCTTCATTTAAGTCTCGATGTTTAACGAATTTAAGTTTTCTATCCCAAGGATTAAAAGCAAGAACTCTAACCCCCTTCTCACGCTGCTCTTTAGTCAATGTATTTTTTACATGAGGGGCAAATCTTCTTTTATCCTCTTGAATAGTCTTTACATCTATCAAAAGGATGTCTTCTGTTTCTTTCTTGTAAGCAATAAGATCTATTAGACCAGAACATCCTGCGTTCTTAAACACTTCGTAACCTTCATCCCAGAGCCAAGTAATAGCGTAGTATTCTGCTAGATCACCTTGCCTACTCCTGTCAGTGAGTGTCTGCCCAACTTTCTCCAACTTGATATTCTCCTGTGAGTTTGCAGTTGAGTCCAAGTTCAATTCCTGCTGCTTCCAAGCAGGAGACTGCAAGTCTTCCGTACTTGTCTGCTTGGGATTCTCTAACCTCTGCTTGGACTTCATCATGAATGTTTCCAACAAAATAATAATCTAAGTTCCATAGTATAGCATACTCCTGTAATAAACACAAGGCTTTTTTCATAACGATTGCACCGGCACTCTGAAGCAATGTATTAAGTGCTGCGTGTTCTGATCGTATGTGTAGCCTCCTACCGTCTAGTCCTTCAATGAATCCTTGGGCTGAGTCTCTTGCAGTCTTGTCTTTAAGATCTGCAAATGCTGGGAGATTAGACATAAATCGTTCTCTAAGTTTACTACCAGCGTCTCTGCCTCCTCCTGCCACTGTTCCAAGTTTAGCATCTCCAGCACCGTACAACAGTGCGTAGATGAAAGTCTTTGCCTGATCTCTTGATTCAAGTCCTGCAAGGTGTTGGTTAGCAGTGTGTATGTCTCCTCCAATGACTTCATTTGTGTAGTCCTCATCGTTCATGTAGTGGGCCAACATGCGTAGCTCTAGGCCACTAGCGTCAAACCCTACAAGTTTGTACCCATCTCTAGCAATCCAGCACTGTCGGCATTCCTTGCCATACGGTGAGTAGCTTGCAGGTACTTGGGCTAAGTTAGGTTTAGAGTGTGTCATCCTGCCAGTGACAGCACCATTGGTATTCACATAGCCATGCACTCTATCTGTGTCTGGGTTAGCTTCATCTACCCATGACTGCACTTGAGCAACACGCTTTTGTAACATCAGGTACTCAGCTATCAACGCTGCCTGTGGTATGTCCTTGACAGTAGACAGGACTGACTCATCTACCATTGGCTGACCTGTGGGTGTTAGCTTGCAGGGCTTCCATCCAAAGTCAATCAGGTACTCACCTATCTGTTGTCGAGACCCAAGGTTAAATGGCTTGAGCATCTTACGCATGAATGGAGACATGTCGCCTGAGTCTAGCACCTTCTGGTATTCATCGTCAGTAAGTCCAACCTTAGACAGGCTGCCATCCTTCTTGGTCTTTGGCACTACCTGTTTAACGTCAACCCACTTAGGCTTGAACACCTCATGCACTTCATCCTCTACTGCTAGCTTACGTTCCTTAAGCGTAGCTAACAAGTCCACGGCATGTCGCATGTCCAAGAGCCAGCCATTGCCTATCTGCTCCTGTATGATCCATTGCACCTCATGCTCAAGGTCAATGGAGTCTTGACTGAACTTGATAAGCTCCACCCTGAGCTTGTTGTATGCCTGCTCTGTCACACGTACATCTTGGATGCAATACTCTACCATCTCAGGGGACAGGCAAGTCCAATCATCATGGTCACCTTTGCCACCAAAGTTAGCCAGCCTGTGTCCACCTTCACGCTGTGGATTAGCAAGACGTGATAGTACCAAGGTATCCAACACCCTGTCCTTGCTCACGTGGATTCCCCACAGTTTATCCAGCACCGGCAAGTCAAAGCCTATCAGGTTATGTCCCACCACCGGGAAGTCGCCGTCCAATGCTTTGGCTAGACTGTCCCTGTCATAGTGCTCCTGAACCTTACCATCCTGCATAGTTACTACTACCCAGATGGTGTCAGGATCAAGACCATTAGTCTCTATGTCTAGGAATAGATTAGAGTGCATTAGCCTTATCCTCTTGCTGTGGCTTGGGCACCTCACGCATCCTGCCTGTGATCTTGTCGTACTTCAGGTAGCAGCAAGCGCCAGTCAATCCAGCATAACGATTCTTAAGGATACGCACTGTAGTTGTATTGCGTTTCTCCTCGTTCTCATTCTGCTGGTCACGCTCAAGACCAATCACCATGTCAGATAGCTGTGCGATAGCCTGTGATCCACGTAGTTCACTTAGACTTATCTGCCCACCGTCTTCATGTGGCTTGCCTTGAGTACGCTTAAGGTGTGACACAAGGAACAGACCTACGCCTAGCTCCTGCACCAGTGACCTTAGCTTGGTCATGATAGCGTCGATAGCCTTACGCTCGTCACCATTGTCCTGCGCTGATACAACGATGGACAGGTGGTCAAGGATAATCCACTTGCAGTCTAACGCTTTCGCCATGTAGCGGACGCGAGCCAACAGATTATCTTCGCTAGTGCTACCCCAGTGGTCGAACAGATAGTACCGTCCTGTCCCCATCGTCTGCTCCCAGAAGGGGAATGCAACGTCAGGGTCTAGGTCTTCCTCCAAGTGCAAGGGACAGTCTGCTGCTACTGACATTACACCTAATGCAGTCCGGGCTACGTCCTCCTCTAAAGCTAGGATACCAATGTTGTCCTCCGTAGCGTTTAGTAGGTAGTACTCTAGCTCTCTGACTATCTGCGACTTACCCATACCTGAGCCAGACGTTATTGTGACTAGCTCATATGGTCGGAAGCCTTTAGTGTAAGTGTTCAAGCCTTGCCAAGGATATGGCACAGACTTAACCTTGATCTTGTTGGTCAGGGCGTCCCATGTCTCATTGCCTGAAACAATACCATCAGGTTGATAGACCTTAGCGTCCCACCATGCAGACACAAAGTCCTTGACCCGTCTCGCCTGTAGCATTTCATTGGCATCCTTAAGTGGGAGCCTAACGATCTTTAGCTTATTAGGGCTGAACAGATCCTTCACATCTGCAATGGCTTGCTTACCAGCCTTGTCGTTATCGAAGCACAGTACTACATTGTCATACCCCTCCAGCCACTCTAGCTGCTCTTTGATTTCCTTGGCTGCTGATGAGGCACCAGATCTCAAGGACACTACATCGTATCTCCTGTCGAACATCTCTGCTACTGACAGGCAGTCCACTTCTCCTTCTGTGATTGTTAAGAACTTACCACTACCTCTACATGTTTGCTGTCCAAACAAACCAACACCCTCGGTACTACCAGTAGCAAAGAAGTCTTTATTCTGTACCAGTCTTACCTTGGTGCCTTTCACCTCGTCAGTATCACAGGCGTAGTAGGGATAGATGTGCTTTGCTATCTTACCTGATGAGTCGTACTCCACCGTCACTCCGTACTTAGCGCAAGTGGCTTTGGTAATACTCCTGTCAGAGATGTCAGCTACTACTCCTGTCAAGTCTAACTTCCTCCTTAGTTCAGTTGGTTTAGTAGAGGTGACACTGCTGCCACCCTTACTAAATTCACGGCAGGAGAAGCAATAGCTACTCCCGTCCTCGTACATAGCCTTAGCGTCAGAGGAGCCACACGAATTGCATGACTCATGACTCACAAACTTAGAGTGCTGGATCGACACCTACTACTCCTTCTGCTTCCAGTATGCGAATACCGTCCATGTAGACAGGCACACCATACACAGGGTGCGAAGGCCCATACTTAAATGAGACACGGAACACGCCACTAGGTATCTCGTCAGCTAGGGCAAGATCCACAGCGGACTGTCCATACTCGCTCACTGCTGCTGCAATGGCTGCTTCCTCATCTAAGTTATCTTCAGCCTGCTGCTCAAGGATGAACTCAGACACAGCACGTATGTCCACACCTTTACTGTCAATGATCTTCACAGGGTAGTTGCTCTTGAACTTACGCTGAACGATCTGCTCAGGTGGTTCACCGTAGGGTTTCAGACGCACACCCATGTTCTCAAAAGTCTGGGCATCAGTTTCACTCAGTGTCACCAACACAGTGTAAGCACCAGTGTCTTTACCACGATACTCCTCAGTGTTCTTGATGTGTACAAAGTTTGCTTTACCTTCAATTACCGGCATTTGGTTCTCCTATTGTTACCGATTGATGATAGTGATAGACAGTTAGGATTTTACAATTGTAAATTTCTTTATGCTGTCTAACACTATAGTATTATACAGATGTGTGCCTCAGTTGTCAACAACATCGTACAAAATAGTACCGTCTTCCTCCTCTGTCATGTCGAATAGTGTTTGATTACTGGTGTGCAAGCATTGGTCACATAGATCAAGAAACTCACCAGTAGTTTTGTCTTTCCTGTTGGACTCGTAGTCCTCAAGCAATACATTACATGCTCTGCATCGCATTAGTGTACCTCTCCTGAACCGGCAAACAACTGATCGTGCATGGACTGTACCTCAGATAAGGGTCTGTTCTCCAAGTCCTGCATCAGGTGGTCTGCACAGATGATTAGCATTTCGCTCACTGGCATGACGTTGATGCGGTAGTCTACCAGATCACGACACATGCGCTCAATAGGGTCTAGCTCATTGGGATCTGTCACGTCGGTATTGTAGCTGTATGAATCACTCATAAAGATATTCCTCTAACCATTCATTAGTTGCTGAAGTCAGATGACCATACTGCTCGACTTCTCGGACGTATGTGTCACCGTACTCCCAGCTATCATACGTCAATGGTGACTTGGCTGCAACAAACCATCGTGCATATGGATTGTCGCGCTCCTTCTTTACACTCTGGTATGTCTTGAGTACACGCCACTCCCAACCCTTTGGATTCTTGAATGTGGCATATGGGCTTGATACATCTACGCTCTTGCCAAACTTTGTTCTGTTACTCATTACTTGCTCCTAGTCTGCATTTTTGTTGAGTTTGAAAACGAACACATCTTTCTTGCTTGGATGCATGTAGAGATTGTAGCGCCCTCGGCAATACTTATGTGCTGCGTTATGCACATTAGCACGCTTGGTCTTTTCCACCAAGAACCACTCTCCCTCTCGCATGTTCTGCAACAACGGTTTCCAACTGCCTTTGCCTCGTGAGTGTAGTTGCTCGGGCGCTGCTGATTTGTTTACCTTGTAGAATTGCATTTGCTTTCTCCTATTTATTTACAATTGTAATTTTTTTGTAGTACGTAGTGACGACAGTCTGTAGCCCAGCTACGTCCTCCACGGTCATGGACTTGAGCCTCTTGGTCTGAGGGAAGTACCAGCTACGCTTGCCCAGATGCACACCTAAGTAGTGTGAGCCTGAAGTCAAACCAAAGCGGCGCTTGTTTACTCGTAGTCGATAGATCATTGTAGTTCTCCTAGTGGTTTTGATGTTGTGTATTATACTTGTGAATTTTGAGTGAGTCAATCAAGCTCACTCTCCCATGTGTCGCACTTGTGACAGTAGTATGATTCTGCATACTGCATCACTGTTGCCCTGCCTGACAGGTGCTCCCATTCTGCTGGGTGATGTTCCCATTCGTGGTCGCACTCGTCGTAGTCTACTAGCTTTAACTCCTCGCTGTCCATTAGTCATCCTCGCCTATTTGAAATTTGAATCCATCGTCATCATGAAAGAAGGTGATCTCATCCTCTATCGCGCTCTCTCGCTGCCAGTTTAGCTCACGTATAACCTCACGCACAACCTTTTTATCTATGAGCAGGCGCTCGGCTATTCCTTCCATTGCACTTTTGTCCACTTGTAAATGTACGCCATGTTTGACCTTAAGTTTAGTCCAAGCTAGGTCGTCCCCATTATCATGGGCGGTCATCGTTACTTTTTTTACATTATGAAAGTTCATTATCTATCCTCGTTTTTTTACAATTGTAAATTCTTATGGGTGAGCAGTTTATCCACATACTCAGGTGGCTAGGGATTACCTTGCCGCTAGATAGTCATAGTGTACCTGAGACACTTGCTCGCCGTCAACCCAATGCTTGGGCTGCTTCTTGGCGATTAGATCGCACCAGCTATCCCATAGCCATGAGCACCTACGCTGGCGGCATGCGTCCACATAAGCCACAATCTTTTTATGCCTAGTCGCTGGCTGCACTTTCTTACTGAATGTCAGCACAGACTCAGGTATCGAAAGCCGCCGGAGATTGTGAACGTCGATACATCCTACTCTACCAGCAAACAGTTGGCAACAAAAGCCTGCCTTAGCTAACCCAAGGCCCTCGACTCGCAGGAATATATCCATCAGTTGCAAGTCTAACTCTCGGCCCTTGTGCTCTGCAATCGCTTGCATGGCATCATCATACAATGGTTTAACATTTGCACGCAACCATCTGTAAGTCTTGAGTTTATTACCCCACACAAACCTGGAGTCTGGCCCAAGTTTTCTATAGTCAATCATCTGCTCGCCTACTTTATACCATGGCTGTTGTATTGATAGCACTACCATCATGACCATGTCCTGAAGGTTGGAGGGTGACTGCTGCGCGTACTCATTGATGAGCACATTGTGTTTTTTGAATCCTGACATTTTTCTATCCCTAGTTTTTTACAATTGTAAATTTTATGCTGTCAATTCTAGCACGAACATATATACCAAGCCAAGCCATAGAATCATGGTGATGGTCGGCAGCACCCAATTGTGCCGCCTTGGTTTATCGTCGCGCTTATGTGGCGCAAAATCTCTCATGCTACTCATGATTGCAATTCCTTTTCCTTTTCCACAATCTCAATCACTTTGCTCAAGATTCTACGGTCGTTGTCGGTCATTTCCCGTAGTGCGTCGAACGTTCCCTCGATTGAGTACAGGTTCTCACACAGGTATTTCCTAGTCAATGCCTGATTCTTTTTGGTCGTTTGCATATCGATCACTGTATTCATTTGCTTCATGCTCATCAACATTTTTTCATCCTCATTTTTTACAATTGTAAATTCTAAGCCTGCCAGAGCATTCTAGCAGGCTATTGGTTCTCAAGTCTACTTAAGCGCTGCCAGCAATTGCTTGGCAATCTGCGCCTGAGCCTCGGGTGATGCCATGGCCGCCTTGTTGAAAAACTCAATCAGCACCGGATCCACTAGGCCGCTAGGCGCACCAGTATCGGTCGATTCCTCTTCGCTTTCACCCTCACCGCCGCCGCTTGCCTTGCTAGGCTTTTTCTCGGCTTTGGTAGCTTCACGCGCAGCCTTGATCTCGGCCACCATATCGACGTAACACTCCGGCGCTCCCGTAAAGTCTTTACAGTATTTCTTAAACTCCGACAATGTAACGCCAATCCGCGTGCATCCATCTTGCTTGCTCATCTCGCTAGCATTCTTGAACCCAGCCGCATTAACAAATGCTGTTTGGAATGCCTTGAATTGTGCTTCGTCGTGCCCATGAATCGCTGGCTTGAATATCTCGAACAATTCAGCCATTTGAATTTTGGCTTTCGTTTCGTTGGCTATCATCTTGCGTACTAGCTCTCGTGATGCCTTAGCTTGCTCGACTGTCATGATCTCATTTGCAATTGCTTTATTAAGTTTCATTTTGTATATCCCTATGTTTTGATTGTACTGTATGTTTGTACAGTGTCGGTGCCTCCGTGGCCGCCGATGTGTGTAGATTAGGGTCTTTGGGGCGTATTGCAACCCCTAAGCGCTTACAATTGTAATTTTTCCAGCGCTTAAGTTAGACACAAGCTGGACATTCTAACCTGTTTTGAGTGCTTCCTTTATACGCATAGAAACTTGAGATGACCATGCAAGATGTGTGCCAATGTATGCCAAAGGGTACTTTAGCGATCCTCACACTTTGGCATGCTTCTTGCATATCCTTGGGTAAACTTGAGCATGCAATAGACGTGCCAAGTCTACATGAATTCTGCTCATGTTTACTTGAGGGCGGCTCATGTACAAAAGGGCGGGGGGTCAGCGTGCGCGTGCTATTACACTGTAGTTGGCACTTAGGCACATCAAAGGTAAAATTAAGAAAACTAAAGAAATGTAAGTATCCACTAACAAAGCTAACTCCTTGAATACTAAAGAATAATCCAGCCCTTTAAATTAACACAAGAAAGGACTTGACAAATGATAAAAAATATGCTATAATAGTTAAGTATTCTTAAGAGAAACTAAGGCAAAATACATTATGGATGATAACGATCAACCTAAAAGAAAAAGAGGTAGACCTAAGAAAACTGATGTATCCTCAAGAGCTAGAGGAGGCAGGGGTAAGGTAGGTAGACCTAAAGGTGATGCAACAATAATAAATGAATATAAAGCTAGAATGTTAGCTTCACCTAAATCTCGTAAAGTTCTTGATGCTATCTTTGATGCTGCTTTAGACGATGAACATAAAAATCAAGCAGCGGCTTGGAAGTTAGTAATGGATAGAATGTTACCCTTAAGTTACTTTGAGAAAGATAGCGCCGGAGGTAGATCAGCGGTGTCCATAACAATCTCAGGTATAGGTGCAGGTACTGTGGAAACTGATGTTACCCCTAATGAACCTATTGAAGGAGAATATAAAGATGTTTAAATACTTCAGTAGGGATGAGTTTGTGTGTCAAGCCACAGGCGAGAATGAGATAGAAGATGAATTAATCTTTGCTTTAGATGAGCTTAGAGAACACTGTGGTTTCCCTTTTGTAATCACAAGTGGCTATAGATCCCCTGACCATCCTATTGAGTTAGGTAAAAAACAACCCGGTACACATGCACAAGGTATAGCTGCGGACATAGCTGTATCCTCTGGTCTACAAAGGTACACTATAGTAAAGAATGCTATTAAGTTAGGCTTTACTGGTATTGGTGTAGCTGGAGGCTTTGTGCATGTAGACATTAGGGCTACTGATACACCTGTAATGTGGACATATAGTTAGTGAACACTAACAAAGAATACCTAAAGACCTTAGCACAACAAGAAGATCTAAACTGGGACGGTGATCCTGAGTTAGATGTTGAGTATGAGTGTGAGGAAGAAAAAGATTTAGATGAGTATGTAGTTAAGTATTTCTATGACTGAACTAAACATACAACTGCTTGATTGGCAGAAGAAGGTCTGGGCTGACAGTACCAGATTTAAGATTGTAGCTGCTGGTAGACGTACAGGTAAGTCCAGACTAGCAGCATGGATGTTGATTGTAAATGCTCTACAGGCAGACAAAGGCCATGTGTTCTATGTAGCTCCAACACAGGGACAGGCCAGAGACATCATGTGGCAAACACTATTGGAGCTGGCGCACCCTATTGTAACTAACGCACATATAAACAACCTACAGATTAAGCTGGTCAACGGTGCAACCATCAGCCTCAAAGGTGCCGACAGACCTGAGACTATGCGAGGTGTGTCACTAAAGTTCTTAGTGATGGACGAGTACGCTGACATGAAGCCAGAGGTGTTTGAGCAGATCCTTAGACCTGCCTTGGCTGACCAAAAGGGTGGTGCATTGTTCATTGGTACACCTATGGGTCGTAACCACTTCTATGACCTGTACAAGTACGCAGAGCTAGAGGACGATGAGTCCTATGAAGCATGGCACTTTACAAGTTACGACAATGAGCTACTAGACCCAGAGGAGATTGACCTAGCTAAAAAGTCTATGTCATCCTATGCCTTCCGTCAAGAGTTTATGGCATCCTTTGAAGCTAGAGGCTCAGAGATGTTTAAAGAGGACTGGGTTAAGTTTGGCGAGACACCAGAGATAGGTGACTACTACATAAGCATTGACTTAGCTGGCTTTGAGGATGTAAGTAAGAAAAGAACTAAAAACTCTAAGCTGGATGAATCAGCTATTGCTGTTGTAAAAGTAAATGAAAACGGATGGCACCTAGAGAACATCATACATGGTCGCTGGGACTTAGCGGAGACAGCTAGGAAGATCTTTGAGGCTGTACGGGACTACAGGCCCATCAGTGTAGGCATAGAGCGTGGTATATCCAAACAAGCTGTTATGTCTCCCCTAATGGACTTGATGAAGCAACGTGGTAGATTCTTTGTTGTAGAAGAGCTAACTCACGGCAACAAGAAGAAGACAGATAGAATCATGTGGGCCTTACAGGGTAGATTTGAGAATGGTCAGATTACCTTGGGTAAGGGTGAATGGAACAGTAGATTCTTAGACCAGTTGTTTCAGTTTCCAGATGTACTAACACATGATGACCTTGTGGATGCCTTTGCGTACACAGACCAACTGGCTAAAGTAGCCTACTCATATGACTTTGAGATTGATGATCTTGAAGTATTAGACGTTGTAACAGGATATTAACATGCCCACTAAAGCTAAACCTAAGTCAAAAGTCAATGAAGCCGGTAACTACACCAAGCCCACTATGCGTAAGAACCTATTTAATAAAATCAAAGCAGGTACAAAAGGTGGCAAAGCTGGACAATGGTCAGCGAGAAAAGCCCAGATGTTGGCAAAGGAATACAAAGCCAAGGGTGGAGGATACAAATAATGGCTCTAGCTAAGTCACAGAAGTCCTTAAAGAAGTGGACTAAGCAGAAGTGGCGTACAAAATCAGGTAAGCCCAGTACTCAAGGCTCTAAAGCTACTGGAGAACGCTACTTACCGGAAAAAGCAATTAAGTCTTTGTCCAGTAAAGAGTACGCAGCTACCACCAAGAAAAAAAGACAAGACACTAAGGCTGGCAAACAACATTCAGCACAGCCTAAGAAGATAGCAAAGAAAACTAAACGCTCACGCTCAAGGTAAAAATTATGGATTATGGTGACAATGACGTTTTGTCGAGTGACGAACACCTAGAAAACTGGGTAATGGCTAAGTGTGACTCATGGCGAGATCATTATGAGTCTAATTATTCAGAAAGATTTGAAGAGTTTTACCGTTTATGGCGGGGTATCTGGGCAGCAGAGGACATGGAGCGCAAAAGTGAGCGTTCACGTATCATCTCACCTGCATTACAGCAGGCTGTAGAGTCCAGTGTAGCAGAAATTGAGGAAGCAACCTTTGGTCGTGGTAGTTATTTTGACATTACCGACGATATGGGTGACGCAGAGGCTCAAGATGTCGTTTATTTGCGACAAAAGCTGCATGAGGACTTTGAGAAGACACAGATACGCAAGCAAGTAGGTGAATGTCTTATCAACAGTGCTGTGTTTGGTACTGGTGTAGCTGAAGTAGTGCTAGAGGAAGTCAAAGAGATGGCTCCTGCTACACAGCCTATCATGGACGGACAGCTACAGGCAGTAGGTGTTAACGTAACAGACCGTACTGTAGTCAAACTACGCCCTGTAATGCCTCAGAACTTCCTAATTGACCCAGTAGCTACGTCCATTGAGGACGCTATAGGCGTTGCTGTGGATGAGTTTGTGCCACGACACAAGGTACAACAGCTACAGGAAGAAGGTGTCTATAGGAACGTATACGTAGGTCAGGCAGCTAGTGACTACGACCTTGAGCCAGACCAAGACCTAACAAGCTATGACGATGACAAGGTACGCCTAACTAAGTACTACGGTCTTGTGCCTCGCTACTTGCTGGAGATTGGTGAGAAGGAAGCTCTGCTTGACGAAGACGAAGACATTGCTGATATTGAAGTAGAGGAACCAGAGAACGATGAAGAGGATGCCAGCTATTACGTGGAAGCTATTGTGGTTGTCGCTAATGGAGGCATCCTACTAAAAGCAGAAGCTAACCCATACATGATGCAGGATCGTCCTGTAGTAGCATTCCCTTGGGATGTAGTGCCCGGTAGGTTCTGGGGCCGTGGTGTATGTGAGAAGGGCTACAACAGCCAGAAGGCTCTTGATACGGAGCTACGTGCACGTATTGATGCCCTAGCCCTAACAGTACACCCAATGATGGCTATGGACGCTACACGGCTTCCTAGAGGCTCTAGGCCAGAGGTACGCCCCGGTAAGATCATCTTGACCAATGGCGACCCTAAGACTGTACTAAATCCATTTAACTTTGGTCAGGTTAGTCAGATTACTTTTGCACAGGCAGCAGAACTACAAAAGATGGTTCAGATGTCTACAGGTGCTATTGACTCTGCTGGTATCCCCGGTAGTATCAATGGTGACGCTACGGCTGCTGGTATCAGTATGTCCCTTGGTGCAATCATCAAGCGTCATAAGCGTACCTTGATTAACTTCCAGCAGTCATTCTTAATCCCATTTGTCAAGAAGGCTGCTTGTCGTTACATGCAGTTTGACCCAGAGAACTACCCTGTCAAGGACTACAAGTTTAACACTACGTCTACTCTAGGTATCATTGCCCGTGAGTACGAAGTAACGCAACTTGTGCAACTACTGCAAACCATGCCAGCAGAGTCTCCACTGTACAACACGTTAATCCAGTCAATCATTGACAACATGAACCTGTCTAACCGTGAAGAACTAATGGCTAAGTTGGCTCAGGCAGAGCAAGCCTCACAGCCTACTGAAGAACAACAGCAGATGCAACAAGCGGCTGCACAGGCACAGATGGCCTTCCAGCAGTCACAGACAGCAGCACTTAACGGTCAGGCACAGGAGTCTACTGCTAGAGCGCAGAAGATTGCTGTAGAGACACAGCTTGCACCACAGGAGCTACAGATTGACCAGATTAAGGCAGTCACAGCTAACCTGAAGGCAGGAGACCAAGAGGACAAGGAGTTTGAGCGTCGTATGAAGATTGCTCAGACATTCTTGAAAGAGAAAGAGATTGACCTAAAGAATCAACCTCAGCAACCACAGCAACCACAGCAACCCAGTCAACCCCTTAGACTGCAACAAGGATAAATTGATGGTCGTAACACGTACAGAACTAACTCAAATAGTAGAGCAGGTCAACAAGAAGTTTGAAGAGCTAGAATCTAAGATTAAAGAGTTAGAGGCACTTAATGCTAAAGATACAGCACCACCTAGAAAAGTTACAAAACAAACACAGAAGGCGGCGTAATGGCGAAAGAAAAAGATTCGCGTCTCCAACGTGCTGGAGTTAGCGGTTACAACAAACCTAAACGAACCCCTAACCATCCTACTAAATCTCATGTAGTAGTAGCTAAGGAAGGTGATAAAGTAAAGACCATCAGGTATGGTCAGCAAGGAGTCAGTGGCGCAGGGAAGAACCCTAAGACAGCCTCTGAAAAAGCAAGGCGTAAGTCGTTTAAAGCACGACATGCAAAGAATATAGCCAAGGGCAAGATGTCTGCGGCATATTGGGCCAATAAATCTAAGTGGTAGTAAGGAGAATACTATGCCAATGGTAGGCGGAAAGAAGTACAGCTATACCCCTAAAGGTAAAGCAGCGGCAGCTAAAGCTCGCAAGCGTCAGAATATGAAGCCTAGAGCAACAGGCGGACGTAGAGGCCGCTAATAATGATAGCAGAGATAAGTGCAATTGTCGCTGGTGTTAACGCTGCAACATCTGCTATTAAGCGGGTAGCGGAGACAACCAATGACATCTCAAGTATCTCTGGTTTCCTATCGTCCCTTGGTGGTGCAGAGGTTGAACTAGCAAGAGCGCAGAATGAAGGTAAGCTATCTGAAGCAGATGCTGTCAAAGCTGCACTAGCCAAGAAACAAATACAAGAGACTATGAAGGAGATTAAAGATCTCTTTACAGTCAGTGGTAACGGGCAGCTATACAACGAAGCTATGGCTGCTATGGCTGAAGCAAGGAAGGCTAAACAACTAGAGTTAGCTAGGAAGGCAGCAGCTAAGAAACAATTTTGGAAGGAGGTTAAGCAGTACGCAGCTATCTTTAGCGTTGTGGTTATACTACTACCTATGATACTTGCGCTCCTGATAAATTTTTTATTAAAAAACACTTGACAAATGAGTCAAAGTATGCTATAATGTATAGGTACATTAGTGTACGTAAGTATTCTTTAACAAAGGTAAAATACAATGACTCAAGAGTTAGAAACATATTTTAACAATTACTTCTCAATGTTTCGTTCAGAAGGCTGGAAACAGCTAATCTCTGACTTACAGGGTAATGTTGGACAGATCAACTCAGTAGAGATGACTACGGATAACGATAACTTGAACTTCCGTAAGGGACAGTTAGCTATCCTAGCAACCATACTTAATCTTGAAACACAGATTGACAATGCTCAATCACAGGCAGAATCAGAAGACTCTGAGGAAGCTGTAGATGAGGTTGTTTGATTTTAGATGCCCTTGCGGTAAACTGTTTGAAGATTTAGTTAAGTCTGATGTCACAACTTCTAGGTGCAGTTGTGGCTTGGACGCTAAACGTGTTATCTCCCCGGTGAGATCTAATCTTGAAGGTATCAGTGGAGACTTCCCTGATGCACATGACAGATGGGTTAAGCGTAGGGAACAACACATGGCACATGAACGAAGGCAAACCTCGTAGAGAACCTTCATAATAAAAACCTCCACAATACTAAGGTACGGAGTTAATAATGGCTAAGATTATTGAACCTGAGCGTCAGGATAATCAAGAAGATAACGAACAGCAACTAGAGATGTTTGCACAACCAGAGGAACAACAGGCAACCCCTGAACCACAGGAACCTGAGATACCTGATAAGTACAAAGGCAAGACTGCTGAAGAGCTTGTACAGATGCACCAAGAAGCTGAGAAGCTATTGGGCCGACAGAGTTCTGAAGTAGGTGAGCTACGTAAAGTTGTTGATACGTATATCCAGACACAACTCACAGAAGATACGCAACAAGCACCCCAACAAGACGAAGAAGTAGATTGGTTTACAGACCCTGATAAGGCTGTAGACAGGGCTATTCAGAACCATCCTAAGATTAAGGAAGCTGAAGCCGTAACGCAACAGTATCGTGCAAGCACTGCACTATCAGAGCTACAACGTAAGCACCCTGATATGCAACAGATTTTGCAGGATAATAACTTTGCTGAATGGATTAAGGCATCTAATGTTAGGACTAAGCTGTTTGTAGCAGCAGACCAGCAGTACGACAGTGAAGCCGCTGATGAGCTATTTAGCTTGTGGAAAGAGCGACAGAACATTGTACAGCAGACTGCCGCTGTAGAGGAGCAATCCCGTAAGCAAGCAGTTAAGGCAGCAGCCACAGGTAATGCCAGTGGCAGTACTGAATCAGCACCTAAGAAGATCTACCGACGCGCAGACATTATTAACCTTATGAGAACCGACCCTGACCGCTATGCTGCTCTACAACCAGAGATTATGAAGGCATACGCAGAAAAAAGGGTCAGATAGTATATCTTAGGAGATATTTATTATGACTGATTCAGTATATCCCGCAACTGGCGGGTTCGTTGACAACACTAGCGCAGCTACTTTCATTCCAGAAATTTGGAGTGATGAGATTGTTGCAGCCTACCAGAAGAACCTCGTATTGGCAAACCTTGTCAAGAAGATGTCTATGGCTGGCAAGAAGGGTGATACCATCCATGTGCCTAAGCCTGTCCGTGGTGATGCTCACGCTAAAGCTGAGAACACTGCTGTAACGGTTCAGAACGCTACGGAAGGTGAAGTGCAAATCTCTATTGACAAGCACTTTGAATACTCACGTCTGATTGAAGACATTACGGACGTACAGGCTCTTAGCTCACTACGTCAGTTTTACACGGAAGATGCTGGTTACGCTTTGGCTAAGCAAGTTGACACCGACCTTCACGGCTTGGCTACTGGCCTTGGTTCTGCTGGTACGTCTTCTACAACTTACCTCAACAACGGCGGTACGTTCTTTGTAGACGCTACCAACGGCCTGTCTACCTATACGGCTGACACTGTAACCACTGCTGATGTATTCACTGACGCTGGTTTCCGTGCTATCATCCAGAAGCTAGACGATGCTGACGTACCAATGGAAAACCGTTGCTTCGTCATTCCTCCTTCAGTACGCAACACCATCATGGGTATTGACCGTTACGTAAGTTCTGACTTTGTAAACAACGGTCAGGTAACTGGTGGTCAGATTGGTCAACTGTACGGCATTGACGTATTTGTTAGCACCAACTGCCCTGTTGTTGAAGCTGCTGCTGATAACTCTGCTTCAGCTGTAGACTCTTTGGGCGCATTGCTGTTCCAGAAGGATGCAATTGTAATGGCTGAGCAACTGGGAGTTCGTTCTCAGACTCAGTACAAGCAAGAGTTCCTTGCTAACCTGTTCACCTCAGATACTCTGTACGGCGTAAACGTACTGCGTCCTGAGTCAGGTTTGACTTTGGTTGTTCCTAAGTAACAATCATTTAGCTGGGGGCTGCTACGGTGGCCCCTTAGCTTTATCTTTAAGGAGTGTAACATGTGGCAAGCGTTGATTGGCCCTGTAGCTAACTTAGCTGGTACTTTTCTTAAAAATAAAGCTGCTGAAAAACAAGCTGTCCATGAGTCCAAAATGCGTAAGATTAATGCTGACGCAGACTGGGAAACTCAACAAGCCGCTGCATCACAGTCCTCATGGAAGGACGAATGGTTTGCAGTTATTTTGAGTTTACCTTTAATTGGAGCCTTCATCCCTGATATGGTTCCCTATGTACAAGAAGGGTTTTCCGTATTGTCTACTATGCCTGACTACTACAAAGCATTCTTAGGTGGCGCTATAGCTGCCAGCTTTGGTATCAAAACTTTGTCTCACTGGGGTAAGTAATGTTTCAAATAACTATACCCGGAGGATTGTTTGGTAGTGGAGGCTTTGACCCTGTTGCTCTACAAAGACAAGCAGAAGAACGAGGCAGAGCAGAGCGTGAATACCAAGCTGCTGAGGCGGCTAAACTTGCTGCACTAAAAGAAGAAGTAGCTGAACGTAATAGGCTAAAAGCAGAAGCAGATGCAGCTAAAGCAGCACGATTACAGCCTGCAAACATATCCTCTTACTACGATGCCCTACGTGCTGGAGAAGATCCATCAAAGTTTGCTGACATCCTTCAAGGCTCTTTATCAGACCAAGGCTATATTACATCCGGCGCTGACATGGCTGAAGCAGGCGCATACGCTCCTGTAGAAGATTTATTTATTGTCCCCGGTGGCATAGACAAGAGTAACGTAGGTGAGTTTGCATTTGACAAGACCCTAGAAGATTTTAAGGGTTATGACTTTGACTACGGCAATATCTCTAATGAGAACCTAAAGAAGTTCCAAGAAGAACTTATGCCTGTCATGGCTCCAGAGGTGGCACAGGCACAGCTAGAAGGTCAGAGTTATCAGAATGCACTGATACAGGCTTATGAACGCTCACCTGAAGTACAGAAGATATATGCCAAATATGACATATCTCCACAGCGCATAAGCCGTAACAACGCATCTGAGTACGTATACGATCCTTTTACTTTTGGTGAGATACAGACTGTAGATCGTAGTCCGGGCGTTAGTGATATTGTAAGAGGAGTGGGTACTTCTTTAATAGGCGGTGCTTTGCTTGGGCCGTTAGCAGGAGCCTTAACTTCAGGTGCGCCAGCGGCACTACAGCCTGCTCTTACAGGCGCTTTAACATCAGCGGCTACAGGTGGTGATCCTCTTACAGGGGCGCTTACAGGCGGCTTAGGTGGTCTTGCAGAGCCTGTTATATCTGGAGCAGACTTAGGTACTTTTGGTACTGCTGGCGCTGAAGGGCTTAGCTCTGCTGCTATTGCTGGTCTTACAGGCGGCGACCCACTGACAGCAGGATTGACTGCTGCTGGTACATCTCTTGGCAGAGGTGTATTAGAGGACATAAAAGAAGATCGTTTAGCAGAGTTTAGAGAAGATGTAGGAGCTATTGAAGTTCCTGAGTTACCTGAGTTTGACGTAAGTGCTGGTTCAGGAGACTTACCTTTTGATGTTGATTTAGAGTCAGCAGTAGAAGATGCAGCCTTTAGAGCAGAAGTAGCCGGTATCACAGTACCGGAAATACCAGAGTTTGACGAGATATCTTTTGAAGGTCTTGTTCCTCCTAGTATTGAAGTTGGTTCTCCTAGGACACCTACGGCTTTACCTACTGAAGATTTTACAACTTTTGGTTTAGGTGACTCTTTTGTATATAGGCCGGGTGCTGATACTACAGGTTTATTGACTTCTAACAGATTTATAGAGCAGCCGCCTGTTGTATCTATTGAAGAAGACCCTGAGCTAACAACAGTTGGAGAATACAGGCAGTTATATCCAGACTTTGTTACTGAACCAATAGCGCCAGTGCCTCCTACACTGGAACCTGATGTAGACTTAACACCTCCAGAAATTACTCCTCCTGATATTTCAGAAGTTGTGCCGCCAGAGTTTGAACAGCCTCCTTTAGACATAGCTCCTCCAGTTATACAGCCTGAGCCTATACGTATACCTGCTCCTTTTGAAGGCGGCGGTGGCGGAGCAGCAGGAGGCCCAGTTACAAGCGGATTATTGACAAGTGGTAGTGTAACTAATGCTTTACTTACAGGAAACTTTAGTGATTTAGGGGCACCAGCACCAGCGCCTGCTCCTGCTCCTGCACCTATTCCTCAGCCTGCTCCAGAACCTGCTGCACCAGTACCAACACCAACATTGGCTCCAGCACCTACACCAGAGCCTACACCAGAGCCTATAGGTGTAGAGCCTCCTGTAGAAGTTTCAGAGCCTTCACCGGAGCCTGTAGAAGCCGCAGAGCCTACAGATATATTTACAGACACTACAGATGTTTTTGCAGACACTGCACAGCCTGTAGACACTGTAGAGCCTGTAGACAGCACACCTTTTGGTGAAGGAGACCTTGCTACTGCTAGAGAAGAAGGTTTAGCTGAAGGTCAGGAAGGATTAGCTGAAGCAATACAAAGATCTAATGAGCTTACAGAAACTCTTGAGTCTACAAAAGCAGACTTAGCAGAGCAACGTGATGTAACTCAGGCACTACAGACAGACATTGATGGTCTGAATGAAGCAGTTACTGGATTGACAGGTACTGTAAATAGTTTAGAAGGGAAACTAAGCGAGGCTCAAAAAGCTAGAGAAGCTGCTGTACAACAAGGCAATCAAAAACTTGCTGAATCTATAACTAAATATGAAGGTTTATTAGAGCAACAGATATCAAGCTCTAAAAAAATCTTAGCTGATGCTATAGAAGCTGGAGATACTAAAGTAGATGAAGCTGTAGCTGCGGGTAAAGCTGCTGTAGATGAAGCAGTAGCAGCAGGTAAAGCTCTTGGTGAAGCTAAGTACGGTGAAGGGTTAGGCACAGGCAGAGGCCAAGGTGCAGGGGCTGGCATAGGTCTAGGCTTAGGTGTAGGTCTTCTTAGTCAAATGTTGGGTGGAGATACTACGTATACTCCTAAAGACTTTGAAGACTATAAGTTTAGAAAAACATATGAAGCACCTGAGTTACTGGAAAGAACACTTCCTTTACAAGGTTATCAAGCCCCTGTCTCCTTAAATTTATTTAGAGGATTTGTATGAGTACCACATATTTGAACATAGTCAACGAGGTACTACGTAGGCTACGAGAAGATGAAGTAGCAAGTGTAACACAAAACACTTATAGTAAGATGGTAGGTGACTTTGTTAATGATGCAAAGCAAGTAGTAGAGGACTCACACCAATGGTCTACACTACGTACAACTATTGTAGTACCTACTGTTGAAAATACTACAGAATATAGCTTGACAAATGCTGGAGAACGTGTTAAAATATATAGTGTCATTAACGACACATCAAACTTCTTTATGCACTATCAAACACCTAACTGGTTTAATAATGCTTATTACATTTCTGGTGAAGTAACTGGTAGTCCTGACTCATATACCTTTAGTGGTATTGACAGTAACGATGATACTAAAGTAAGAGTATATCCTAAACCATCAGGTGTGTTTAGTTTACGTTTTGATTTAATTGCTAGGGAGCCTGAGTTATCTGGAGATGCAGATACTACAGTCTTACCTAAGAATGCTATTGTCCACAACGCTGTAGCTTTGTTGGCTAGAGAACGTGGTGAGACAGGTGGTACTACAGCACAGGATTACTTCTTGATTGCAGATAAACATTTGTCTGATGCCATTGCATTGGATGCTTACAAGAACCCTGAAGAATTCATTTACACGGTTCCATAATGGCTCAAGAAAGACAAAACATTTATATTGCTGCTCCGGGTTTCAAGGGACTTAACACACAAGACTCCCCTGTTACTCAGGATGCGTCCTTTGCGTCTATTGCTGAGAATATGGTAGTAGACAAGTATGGACGTATTGGAGCTAGGCAGGGCTTAGATAAGCTCACAAGCAGTGCTACGCCACTAGGGTCTAGCATTGGCATTGAGACTATCTTTGAGTACGTAGACCAAAGTGGTGACATTGTAGTATTCTCTACTGGTAACAGTAAAGTGTTTACTGGTACGACTACATTAACTGATGTTACTCCCGGCAGCTACACAGTCAGTGCAAACAACTGGAAGATTATAAACTTTAACAATCATGCTTATTTCTTCCAACGTGGACAAGAGCCTCTTATCTACACTGATGAGTCTGGCAGTGGAGTATTAGAAAAGTTTAGTGACCACAGCCATGCTACAGGTACACCACCGCAAGCCAATGAAGCTCTAGCAGCTTTTGGTCGTGTGTGGGCTGCTGACGTTACTGGTAACAAATACACCCTGTATTGGTCTGATTTATTAGCAGGCCATGCTTGGACAGGTGGTACTTCAGGCTCACTAGACTTAACTACTGTATGGCCTACAGGACACGATGAGATTGTAGCCTTAGCAGAGTTTAACGACTTCTTAGGTTATCTTTGGTAAGCGTAGTATTCTATTGTACTCTGGTGCAAGCTCACCGTCTACTATGGTACTGGCGGATATTATTACAAACATTGGCTGTATTGCTAGAGACAGCGTACAGTCTACAGGTACAGATTTATTCTTCCTGTCTGACACAGGTGTACGTAGCTTAGGCAGAGTTATCCAAGAGAAGTCTAACCCTATTGGTGACGTATCTAAGAATGTACGTGATGAGATGATGTTTACTGTTAACACACAGACTAACGACATTAAGTCTGTATACAGTCCAGAGCATTCTTTCTATCTGCTGTTCTTACCTACAAGCTCTATTGTTTATTGTTTTGATACAAGAGGTAAACTAGAGGACGGAAGTAATCGTGCCACTACTTGGCCTAGCACTAAGATCTTGTGTGGTGACAGGGCAGCAGATGGTACTTTGTACTTAGGTAGTATCAAAGGTATCAATAAGTACAGTGGTTACTTAGATGACACTAGCACATACACGTTACGTTACTACACTAACCCATTGTCCTTTGGTGACGCTAGTAGACTAAAGATTTTAAAAGAAATTAACTTTACAGTTATTGGTGGTCAAGGCGCACCAGTAACAGTTAACTGGGGATATGACTACACTGAAGGATACACAAAGCAAGCTGTAACTGTAGCTAACGCTAGTATTGCTGAGTACGGCATATCTGAGTACAACGTAAGCACATCAGAATACAGTGCTACAATTATTATTGACACCGCTAAAGCTAAAGCAACTGGATCTGGCAGAGTAGCCACTATTGGCTTGGACTGTACTATTGATGAAAGATCATTGTCCATCCAAGAAGTAAACATTGAAGCACTTATAGGTAGATTAATCTAATGACGAACTATACAAAAACTACTGACTTTGCAGCAAAAGATGCTCTACCTTCAGGTAACTCTGCAAAGATTGTAAAAGGCTCTGAGATTGATACAGAGTTTAATAACATTGCAACTGCATCAGCAACTAAAGCAAACGCTAACAGTGCTGCACTTACTGGCACTACTACCTTTGAGACTATCTCTGATGGTACTATTGCTATCACTGCATTTGTTGATGAAGATAACATGGCATCCGACAGTGCTACGTTGCTACCTACGCAACAGTCAGTCAAAGCCTATGTAGACTCACAGGTTACTGCACAGGATCTTGATGTAACTGATGGCTCCACTAGCATTGACATTGACCTAGACTCTGAGTCTTTAGGTATCTTAGGTGGCACAGGTATTGACTCCACTGCTTCAGGCACTGGTGTAACCTTAGCCATTGACTCTACTGTAGCTACGCTTACAGGCTCACAAACGCTGTCTAACAAGACTTTGTCTGCACCTGTGGTATCAGGTAACTTGACTACTGATGGCCTCTTAGATGGCCGTGACGTAGCTGCTGATGGCACTAAGTTAGACGGTATTGAATCAGGAGCAACTGCTGACCAGACTGCTGCTGAGATTAAGACTGCTTATGAGTCTAATGCAGACACTAATGCCTTTACTGATGCTGATGAATCTAAACTAGATGGTATTGAAGCTAGTGCAGATGTAACTGACACAGCTAATGTAACTGCTGCTGGTGCCTTGATGGACAGTGAGCTTACCAGTGAAGCATCAGTCAAAGCATTGAACCAAGGTGTAGCTACTACTGATAGCCCTACGTTTGCTGGGTTAACTACAACCGCTGATGTATCCTTTGGCGACAACGACAAGGCTATCTTCGGTGCTGGCTCTGATCTACAGATTTATCATGATGGTAGCCAAAGCGTGATTTATGAAGGAGGGACAGGGCCATCTAGATATTAGGTCGAATAGCGAAACATTTATTAAAAATGGTGGTGGAACAGAGACGTACATCGACTGTATTGACGGTAGTTATGTTCGCTTAATGCACAATACAGCTACTAAGTTAGAAACCACCTCCACAGGCATAGACGTTACTGGAGAAATCACAGCAGACGCTCTTACTATTAATTCTTCTGGCGTTCAAATCGGAACCGTACTTCAAAGCACTAGCACTACTTCTGCGCGGCTTGCGTTGATGGACGCTAACACCACAGCAGCCTCTCAAGTAGGCATTGGGGCAACAGGTAATACGCTAGGCTTATATGCTGGTGGCGGGTTGCCTAAAGTAGTTGTAAGCGGCACAGGCATAGACGTAACTGGCACAGTGACTGCTGATGGTTTGACTGTTGATGGGACTAGTGATGTGAACCTTGGCTCTGACGGTAGCACATTTGCTAGTCTTAGCGGCGCGTCAGCAGGCAGAAAGCTAAGACATTAATCGTTTGCTTAGGCGCTAGTGCAGGTGCTGGATACCCGCATTAATGCTAAATCTGGGCAGGGCGAATAGACTTTTTCAAACAACAGGAACAACTCTAGGCCCTTAATCTAAATGCTCAGCGGGCGACATCAGCTTCTACGAGGACACAGGCACAACGCCTAAGTTCTTCTGGGATGCTTCTGCGGAGTCGTTGGGTATTGGCACTACCAATCCTGCGTCTTTGCTTCAATTATCAGGGTCGCCTGTAGCAACATCAGGTGCGCTGGCTACATTTAGAAACTCAGATGCAACCTCAAGCAACACTACTTTTGGCGGTGTTCACTTTTCCTCAAGCCCCGGCACCGACTTTTCAATTGGCAAGGCTAATGTCAACGCTGCTACCAGCCTCAGTTTCCGAAACGGTAACACTGGCGCTTCTTTGATGGATCTAACTAGCGCAGGCAATGTTGGTATTGGTAGTAGTTCGCCTAGTGAGAAGCTTACAATAGCAGGTGATGTACAGATTGGTGAATCTTCTGGCGGTGAGAAGTTAAAGTTTGTAGGAGCGTCTAGCAAGTATAACTTTTTGGTTGGAAAACAAGTCAATGTTGACAACGCTTTTGAAATAACACCATCTACAGCCGCAGGCGGCACCACCTTCTCTACTCCTGCTGTTGTTGTCAACTCATCAGGTAATCTTTTGGTGGGGAAGACTTCTTCTTCTGTTTCTAGTTCTGGTTTAACTGTTAGCGCAAACGACTTTATGTCATACACAAATACATCTACAGATAGTGGTGATAGATGTTTAATTTTAAATAGGCAAAATGGCTCAGGTAATATTCTTGATTTTCAACAAGCAAATGGTTTAGTAGGCAGTATTGGTGTATCTGGCGGTAATAACTTATACATTAGTAGCATGGCCGCCAATCACGCAGGTCTTACTTTTGCAACAGATGCAATTTTGCCAACTCGACAAGGTTCACTTACAGATAATGTAACTGATTTAGGTGCTTCTTCAGAACGCTTTGTTGACATCTACGCCACCAACGGCACTATCCAGACATCTGACCGCAACGAGAAGCAGGACATCGCAGAACTCTCTGACGCAGAGCAACGTGTCGCTATAGCCGCTAAAGGCTTACTGCGCAAGTTCCGTTGGAAAGACTCAGTAGCTGAGAAGGGTGATGACGCTCGTATCCACTTTGGAATAATAGCACAAGACCTACAGGATGCGTTTGCTGCTGAAGGTTTAGACGCAGGTGACTACGGAATGTTCACCAGCACTACGTGGACTGACGAAGAAACTAACGAAGAAAAGACTAGGATGGGTGTTCGCTATAGTGAGTTACTCGCCTTCATCATCTCAGCAATTTAACTGGAGAACTAAAATGGCTACATGGACTATTGGAACTTTAGAACGAGACTTACAAGGCGACCTAGCGGGAGGCGTTATCGTTGCCCACTGGCGTGTCACTGAAACTGAAACCGTGGGGGAGGAGACATATAGTGCTTCATCCTATGGAACCTGTGGCTTTACCCCAGACCCTTCCTCTGAAGGATACATCGCCTATGATGACCTAACGGAAGCCGACGTGATTGGCTGGGTGCAGGGTGAGTTAGACGTTGATGCCATTGAAGCTGGCTTAACGGCTAACATTAATGAGCAGAAGAACCCTACAACCGCTGATGGTGTACCTTGGTAATGATGGAGCAAAAGCAAGTGACTCATCAAGATTTAGCTATAGAGGCTTTAGATCGCATAGCTCAACATGAGAAAGAATGTGGTGAGCGTTGGGCAGAGGCAATAGTTGAACTTAGGGAACTAAGGAAGGCTACTGATGCACATGCTATGCGTTGGGAGAAACTTGCTTGGCTTGTTGTTGCGTCTGCCGTGACAGCAGCGGTAACGATAGTAACAACAGTAATAGTTTAAAGAGAATATATTATGTTAATGTTAGGTAGTTTACCAACAGGAGCAGTTTCAAATACTGGCTCAATAAATATAGACGAAGAATTAGGTGCTGGTTTGATGCAAGACCTAGCTCCTTTTATGCCTAATGCCCCTACAGGTACAGGCTCAGGTGTTGGAGGAGTTTTTAGTGGTTTGTTTGATACTTTAACAGGTAGCAATTTAGTACAAACTGGACTTAGTGCTGCTGCCTTACAAGACCAAATGAACCGTCTGTCTAACATAGGCACTGGCCTTGCTACAGGTGCCCGTGAGTTAGGTGAAGAAGCTCAAGCTGGTACAGCCTTTAGACCCTTTACAGTATCCACAGGCTTTGGTGGTGTGCAGGCTACTCCTACAGGTGGTTATACTACTACATTGTCTCCTGCTATGGCTGCACAACAACAAGCATTACAAGGGATTACCAGTGGCTTGCTTGGTGGCATGGGCAGTCCTATGATGGAAAGAGGTGCGGGGCAAGCAGGATACCTAACCAGCGGTATGCCTCGTCCGGATATAAC